CCTGCTCCACTTAATTGACCACTTAGAGCTTTTAGTTGCGACATACCTTCAGCTACATATTGAGCTGTCTTAGCTTCTATATCAATCATCTGCTCTTCTGATAAAGCCTGACCACCACCGGCTTGAATCAAGTCAACCGCAGCTCTCTCACGAGCTCCTATCTTAACATGCTCCATTATATGTTTTTGAAGGGCTACCGCCATTTGTGGAGATTGAGCGACTAGAGGTGTGGATCCAAAAACCATATGCGCCATTATGTGCGCCTCATGATCCTGCCCTTCAAAAGCTGTTAGTTTAATTTGATCTAAAACATCTATGTTCTCTTGAGCTGGATCCTTCGGTATAGCCTCCGGCTCTGGTGTGCGTTTTAAGATCCTATCTATATCCCTTACGCCCAGCGCCTCGTACATGTCTCTAAAAATCTCATACATGTTGTGCATGTCAGGAGCTGCTGTAGCTAACTGCATTTTAGTTTGAGCTAAAGATATGCGCTGGGCCTGACTGAAAACATTCGGATTAGATACAGGTAATACATCTACCCTGTCATCAAAATCCTGTCTTCTAATACTGCTATCAACACCTGTTATACTATAAGGATATTCGTCAGGTAAAAACTCTGACATAACCTTAGATAACAACTTAAACTCAATCTTCATCGCATAATGTAAACGCTTATGTACAGCAGACATGACCCGTGAGCCCTGTTCCAACATCGCTATAGTCGTTCCTACTGCTGCATTTTGATTTCCATCACCAACCTTTAAGTCTGTAATCGTGGCAAATCTCTGTCCAGCATCGACTACAAAACCTAATAACTGCATCAAAGTCTGGTCAGGACCTTTGAAAGGTAAGGACATTAAACTCGCTTTTATATCACCACCGGGGGCATCTACATCCCTAAACTCTCCCGGTTGCAAAGGCTCATCATCATCCCTGATCCGTAGGCCGCGGGCCTTGAACCCTGCTGGTAAGTTCGATAATGTACCTGCATCTATCAACTGCCTTAGTGCAGCAGTCGCGGTTCGCGAAAGACCACCAATGGTATGAATAAGTCCTAGTCCGTAAAAACCAAATCCCGGAAGAAACTTGTAATGTACAAAATATTGTATCTTTGCTTTTTTCTTATCGTCTTCTCTGTAATTCCTACGAATCGATAGAATTTGGCCATTATCTTGTGATATAGTGACAATGTAAGGAATTTTTATGCCTGTCGGCTCACCGTCCTCGTCTGTCTCTTCATAACCTTCAAGATCCAAATCAACATGACATTCTAATAAAGTACAGTCATAATCTATCTGTGATGGATACATTCCATCAATTCTCTCAATCTCCTCAGTTAAACTTCCTGCTTCGTTTTGAGCAGGTATCACAGGTATGTCCCTATAAAATCCAGAAACTTGACGCTTTCTCAAATCATTTAAACTTAATTTTAAAACTTGTGTGATATTAGGACAAGTTTCCAGATCCGTGGTGTTGTAAGGTACAATCAAATTCTCAGCTGGAACAAACTTACTTACAGCTCTTTCTAAGTTCTCATCGTAATAAACTTTCTTAAACGTACTACCCGCTAACGGTAAATAAAATAACATCTGATCCAGTTCAGGTGTATACTCTTCCATAACACAAGTTATGTAGTAGTTCATAAATTCCTTTACTCTTTGAGCTTGATCTTCTTTTGCAGGAGTGCTCGATCCAAGCACAGTAGTTCGCACGGGGCCAGTTGGGGGCAACAACTCATTGAAGGCTTGGGCTTGGAACTGCGTTGCCGATTCCGCCAAAAGCGGGTGAGTAACCCCACTCGCGCCTCTAAATGGCTGTGATCTTTCCTCGTAGCTAAACCCAAGTAATTCCAAACCATTGGCGAAAGCATCTTCCCACTCCTGTCTACCACTTTTGTTTTCATCAAACTCACCTGTTAATTCACTCGCAAGTCTGCCAAGTAACCCATCAGGCATCTCTTCAGCTAAGTTAGCATAGAAGTCTTCAGTCGTGCCTCGTTGATCCCGTGGCTCAAAATCAACGATAACACTTCCATCATCTTCTTCCATAATCTCTACGTCTTCTGGGATAGGACCCATGTCAAGACTGTCTGGCATCTCTATCTCTACTTCAGCAGCTAATTCATCTTCGTCCAGCTGAGATGGTACATTTTCCATCATGCTGCCTATTGGTTCTCTTGCCATGTAACTCTCCTTTTGGCTATCTTATCATATCTCTGTGCATTTTAACAGCCTTGTCCTTTAAGCCTATTACGCCGCCCTCGGCTTTCCGTATATCTTCTCCAGTAAGATTTAAATAATTGTTTACATTCCTTTGAGGATCCATAAGAAAAAATCTTCTTAATTTATCTGTATTACTTAATAATCTATTTCCAGACGTACCATAAAAACCTGTATCTCCTTCTGCTATAGCTTCAGGAGGTAACCCTTTTTTATCTAAAGCTTCTTGAGCAACCTTAGAAACATTCATAAATTTTTTCATATCTTTCGTGGTAGGATTTAATCTTCCAAAATAATTTTGAGCTAGTTTCTCTCCTGAAGAACTTCTTCGATCAATTAAAACATCGCCACCTCTAACCATACTCTCTTCATAGTCCACATTACCATATTTATTAAATCCGGGTCTTCCCGCTTGATTTTTTCCTTCTATATAATCTACCGCAGCGTGTGCCAACTCATGTGTCAAAATTCTTAAAGGATCAGGGGAATCTTCTCTTTGATTCGCAATATATCCAACCTCTCCTCTTTCATCTGAGAAAAGTCCATATCTGCTCGGAGATTCCTTAGAACCTAACACAACACCTTCAAGATCTATTTTACCTTCTTTGTACAACTCATAACCTAGTTTAGCTAAAGGGTTTCCGTACAAATATGACTCTAAATCTGCTCTCATTTCTACATCACCTAAATCTTGGCCTTGCTCATACTTAGGCTCCCCTCCAGACTTCATATATTGAATGTAAGGCTCTATGCCCCGTGGGCCGCGGTTCATGTTTACCGCTCTATCTTTCAAACTGACGACGCCGCCATCCTCTTTCATTATATCAGGATTAGTTCTCTCTTTTGGATCATTCTTACCAAACTTGCCCTTCAGGACAGCTTTACTATCTTTAGGCCTATCTATCAACATAATCATAGACAAATCACCTTTAGCTTCAAAATCATTAACATAAGGTATATGTGTAAATCCTCCCTCAGCTAACTTCTTTCTTATCATTTCAGCGTTCTGAAAAGTGCTGTCAGTAACAAAATCTACAAAATCATCAGGGGGTGTCTCTGTAAAACGAAACAACTCTGACTCTGTAAAAGGCTTGTTAGTTTTAGGGTTTAAAAAAGGTTTACTTAGATCTGCTTTCAAAGGCATACTTGAACCATAAGTTGTGGTGGGTATAAAACTACCACTAACATCTAAACCTTGGTTTCCTGTTATGGGTTGCATAGGAGGACCTGTTTCTACACCTTTTTGTAAAGCGTCCTCTAAAGGCATACCTGATCTGTATAAAGTATTAACTTCACTAGATGTCTTTAAAGCTGCAAACCGGTCTGCAGCTGCTTTCGGGTTTGTGCTGACATGTAAACCTAATGTGCTCAAAGGATCATAAGGACTAAGTTTATTCACGTCAAAAACAGTCGGAGGCATGTCTGATTGAGTGTAATGATAAACATCTTGGGGCGTATTTGATCTTATAAAATTACCCACAGACTGCTTTTGTCTGCCAGAACCATAGTTGCTACGCTCCCCTTTTGGTAGGTTTTTCTCATAATCTATTTTAAAATCTGTTAAAGGTATATCGCCTGCAGCCTGTTTAATTACACCCTTGTACAGGTTAGAACCTTCTACAACAACCTCATCATAACCCTCGATAGTATTCTTAATACGAGCTACCTGAGTAGGGTCATTCAAAAGATTATTTGCTATCTCTTTATTCATCTTTACATCGTAGTTTGGTATCTTTGTGTCTCTTCTTATAAGACCATACTTAGCGGACATAATAGCTAAATCTACATTCTCTTCAGGAATACCTTGTTTCTTTATACTTTTGAACATGTCTCCTGTGTAACGATCAAAAGCTTCCATATCTCCAGGATCTGGGCATTTCTTTGCACTACATGACACAATCAAAAGTTTACGACCCTTTTTGACTTCTGGACTAAATAAACTGCCCGAGCCTAAATTTAAATCGTCAGGGACAGCAGACACACCTGACGTATCGCCTTCCATCTTCATAACACTTGAATCTATATCAGGGCCCCCAGCTGTGGCTGTCTTGGGTCCCAAATAAGGTATAAAACCCTCAATCCCCTTTTTTGCATATCTAGCTACAGGACCTACGCCGGGTAAAACACTTGCAACACCTAAAGTCGCCAGACCAGTGCCAGCCGCTGCTTCTACAAAATCATCACTAGAAATCATTTTACCGCTTTGAGACAAAACTTCCGGCAGCTCGTATGCCGCTATAGCTTCACCCGTGCCGGGTAAAAAAGATAAAGCATCATACGCATCTTCTATAGAAGTACCTTTTTTGTCCTTAGCTTCTAAACGAGATAAAACGTCTCTATAACTTTGTTGATCCTTAGCC